TATCATTATGATTCATCTACTTACGTTAACACTTATTCTACAAACTTCATTCCTTTTATTAACATGAACACTACTATTCGTTACTGGTTAACTAAAGATCAAAAGTGCAGATATATGTCCTTTAGTACATATTCAGAGGCACTTAATATGATTAAAACATTATCACAAATAGATGTAAAATCAGAGGTTAAGTTATACTAATGAACACATATTCTAGCGAAGATTATCCCAATCTGTATGAAGAAATTCTAATAGATTATAACTGGACATGGGGTAAGTTTAGTCCAGTAAATTATCCAAACCTATCTAAAGATTCCAATGAAAAGTATCAACAAGAAAACTAAATTAGAACGTGACATTGCATTTTGCATTGACGATTGCGGCATGGATGATGAACAAATAGGAGAAATGTTGAGAGTATGTGAAGAATTAGGAAACATCAGTTGTGAATATTTTGCAGAAGAATTTGTCTTTATAGATGATAACAATGGTGGGGAAAGATTACATACTAATGAATACTTAAATATCGCAGAGTTTAATGCACTTTATTGGGAACAGTAAGTAACACATAAGGAGTAAATATGCTGAAAGATTATCAAGAACCGAAACGTGATTGGACTAATAAACAATGGATAAATCATTGCTCAATTAATATGCACAACCCTTGGATAAGTAACGAAGAAAGGTTATATTATAGGGAGAAATATATGGACTTAATTAATAACCAAGAACAGTAAGTTTTCCACAGTTATTGTTAGTTTCTGTGGAAAACTCTTTATATTAATGTTATTTTACCCTTATAAATAGCAAATTAAATGTATATGTGTTGTTTATAAGTTTTCCACAATGTTGTTAAGAACTGCTTGTAATATGTGGAATAAGTGTTAATTAGTGGTGATATTATGTGGATAAAGTGTGATTCTTGTTGTTATCTTAGCGAACGCATTATAACACAAACTCCCACAAATTACCAGACCCTCGGTAATATTTTGTAGTAGTATTATGATTCGCTAATATATAAAGTTTTCCACAATAAATATGAATACAATTGTTGACTTTTATACAGTTAATCTGTATAATATTAGTAACACCTTCCACCCCCTAATCCGATGACTGTTTCTTACTTACACGGACAGAAGACAAGGTATAGAATAACGTTGGATATTGAAGCACTAAGTGACTTTAACCCGTCACAAATTAACTGGGATAAAGTATTAGAATTGCAGGACAATGAGTGTGTGGAAAGTTATATTGAAGACCTTAGTAATCCGATCAGTTGGTAATAAGAATGGGTGACGTATAAAGTGTTCTTTTAGTATAGACCAAACACTGCAAGTCTTTAAACTCAGTGATATTTTACAAACCCTAATTTAGGTTCTTAATTATGACTAACAGTGTAACACAGTTTGTATCAGAAACCTTTGCGTATTTTCTGCTTGATAGTGCAAACAATGGTAGTGAAATCCTATCAGTTCTAGATGATATTGTAGAGGGTGCAGATACAGTCCTTTAATTAATAACAATTCAACACATATTAGGGCAGAGTTCTTTACACTTTGCCCGTAATGTGTTATACTAAGTAACAGTGAATCGACTATTATTTGGGGGGCGTTTTTGTGGGCGTTGCGGCGGCGTTGCCCGTTTTAAAAAACCCAAACATCCCTAACCTACAACGAACCCAAAAAGCGATCTAAATATCACGCTCGATCAAAAAATTTTTGCCTAATAAAAAATGCCCAGTTAGTATTCACCTTGCAAAACTCCAGTTAGTTTTCATAGCATAATACTCAGTGGTAAAGATCAGTTAGTGTTCAGGTGTTAATGCTTTTATCAGTATTCAATTACTAATACTCATCTCAGAAAAAATTTCTGGGATATTTTTTTGCCCTATGAGGATTTGCAAATATATACTATAGTGAATATGGAGAGACGAATGAATGAAACAATATATCACATTTACGCCAAGGATCGGTGTTTGTATAATTCACTAACTGAGAGACAATTCAAGCAGACATGGAACACCTTGAAGAATATGGTAGGATTAATGAAGACAGATTATAAGTTAGAAGATCTCTCATTTGAAAAACTCCCACCAGGAATTGGAGGTGTGTGTGGGGTTACCTACCCAGAACCTGAAGGTGGAGATTCTTATTGACTTATACATAAAATGCATGTATAATTGACTTGAAGGTATTAAACAATTATGGCAAAAGGATTTACCGTTAAAGCAAATGCTCCAAAACCTAGAAAGGCTGAGGAGTGGGATATAGAGGCAATAAAGAGGAGGATGAAAGGCAAGACGATAGTATTTTGTCTTCCAGGTCGTGGATGTTCATACATCTTTCTGAAGAACTTTGTGCAGTTATGCTTTGATATGGTTCAGAATGGTATGTCCATCCAGATCTCACAGGACTACTCTTCAATGGTAAACTTTGCAAGATGTAAGTGTCTTGGAGCAAATGTTCTGCGTGGTCCAAATCAGATACCATGGGACGGTAAATTAAAGTATGACTATCAGTTATGGATTGACTCGGATATAGTCTTTGACTCAAACAAGTTCTGGCAGTTATGTGATCTTTCAGTACCTGAAGAGTCTGCAGAAGTAGACGAGTCAGGAAACATTGTAAGTTGGGATGAGGATCTACTTAACAAGCGTTCAATCACTGCTGGATGGTATGCAACAGAGGATGGAAGTACAACATCTGTCGCACACTGGTTAGAGGAAGAGGACTTCCGCAAGAATGGTGGAGTTATGAATCATGAAAACGTCGAAAGTATCTCGAAAAGAAAGAAACCATTTACAGTAGACTATACAGGATTCGGTTGGGTTCTTATTAAGAAGGGAGTTTTTGAGACATTAGAGTATCCATGGTTTGCACCAAAGATGCAGCAGTTTGAATCTGGTGCTGTACAGGATATGTGTGGAGAGGATGTAAGTTTCTGTTTAGATGCAATTGATAAGGGGTGGGACATCTGGTGCGATCCTCGTATCAGGGTCGGCCACGAAAAAACTCGTATCATCTAACTATGGACGCATTAAAGGAGTGGGTAGAACGCCACATGACTGATAAGACATCAGATGATCTTTGGTATCTTACAGAAGAAATATTAACCGAGTTATCCAAACGTGACTCGGTTGAATATCGAATTAAAGAACTAGAACCATTAACACACGATTCCGAGGGATGTTAGACCATGGCAGCAAAAACGTACACAAGTGGATCAGGAGAACTAATCCTATCCAAACCAAAGAAAACAAGTCAAGGATACGGAAAGCATACTAAATATTCGGCAACCTCTCGAAATTCTACTAAAAAGAGATATAGAGGGCAGGGTCGTTAATGTTGAATGAAATGGAGCACGATTGCCGAATTCGACTTAAGGATACAAACTATAAGGAATATTCAAATTATTCTCTTCTTGGTGAATCTTCTTATGAGGCATGTGCTAAAATTTACATTCAATATTGTGAATACAAACAATTTGGTGATATGATACCACTCTTTAAAGAAGAGTTTTGTGCGAATATTGCTGAAAGAATAGGATACTATGATAAGGACAATCAACTATGTGCTTTCACAGTATCTTTTTTATTCCCAAGTGCTAATTCAGCATACGCTACCTATTTTGCTTGGGATTATAAAAATCCAAAACTGAGTATAGGTAATATTGCAAATAAAAGTGAGATTGCAAGATACAAACGTCTTGGTTATGAATATTACTATCTTGGTCCAGCGATGCCCTACAAACAAAAATTACAGGGATATGAGATAGCAGACGTAAGTAATTCATATAAATTTGTAAATAACAATGTTATCTGGCATTAAATGGCATATCTAAATCACAGTTTACCTGATTGGTCAGTTTACATTCGCAATGAATTTCTCTATAACCATAAAAAAGGTCATGGAGAGGTCACAAAATGCGATATTCACTCAGTTGCAAGCATTGAAAAGCGTGTTCCACTGTTTGAGGCATTCTTAGAAAACGGTGTAAACTGGACAAGAAGACCCTTACATGCATTTTGTTGGAAACCAGATGCTGAAATTGAACCTTTAGAGGACATAATGTACTGGGATTGCTTCTCTCCTTACATAGATGTTCAAAGAAGGAACCGTTTAGCAGGTTTAGATGCTGAATTAATACGTCCAGATGGTAAAAAAGTGCTTGGAACGTATATGTTTACTCTAGATTGGTCATGGGAGAACAAAGGAGTGCCTGATTTGAATTTTTCAGAGACTCCAGAACACAAATGTGCTCATTTATTCAAGGTTGAGACGGGTAATTTCTATGCTTATCCCAATAATCGTATAATTTGGTATGATAATTCTTGGGTTTTCAATCGAATTGATGAAAATCCTGGTTATGAAATAGATACGACTGTATATTCAGTTGAAAATAAGAGAAAAATTGAAACTTCAGACCATTATATATACGAAGTTAAAGACATCAGTAATAAAAATGGACAATCAAAAGAAAAAGATGCTTAGAGAGATCGCAAATGATCTTCAGACACCTAAAAAACGTGATTTTCATGGTCAAAATGACCTTTATGAGAAGATTGATGATGGAGAATATTGGGAAGGACAAGAATATGATGATCAAAGCATGAAGTTATTATAAAAATCAATCATAAATAAAATATAAGTTAAATATTGGCAAATTTTTATGCCTATAGAACGAATTAGTAGAGGTTTTAAGGACATTAGCATGTCATTTCAGGCAAATCCCCTGAATAATGACTTAATTGGCTTAAAAAATGAGAATGCAATTGCTCGTTCTATCAAAAATATTGTATTTACACTACCTGGTGAGAAATTTTTTGATGAGGATTTTGGATCTACAGTGTCTCAAACACTTTTTGAGAACGTAGATCGTATTACTGCATCAAATATTAGTGATGAGATAATACAATCTATTATAACATACGAACCAAGAGTGGAATTATTAAGTGTTGATGTTGTACCAGACTTTGACGCTAATATTTTGGACGTAACCATTGTCTATAAGGTGGTTGGAGCAGATGTTCCTCCTCAAGAACTTTCATTCGCATTAGAACCAACGAGATAAAATGCCGTTAGTCAATTTTTCTAATCTTGATTTTGATGATATTAAGATATCTCTCAAAGATTATTTAAAAGCAAATTCAAATTTTACGGACTATGACTTTGATGGGTCAAACCTATCATCTATTCTTGATGTATTAGCGTACAACACTTACATATCTTCGTATAATGCGAACATGGTGACCAATGAAGCATTTATTGATAGTGCTACATTGAGAGAAAACGTAGTTGCATTAGCAAGAAATATTGGATATCTACCTAGATCAAGAAAAGCATCAAAGGCAACCATATCATTCTTTGTTGATGTAACTGACATAACTCCTGCACCAGCAACTCTAACGCTTAATAAAGGACCTGTAGCAGCGTCCTCAGGGACTCTAGGCAACTCTGCCTATACATTTGTTATATTGGAGGATATCACCGTTCCTGTGGTCACAGACACTGAAGGTAACGCTACTGCTAACTTTAATGATATTGAAATTTATGAGGGAACTCTACTTACATCTGAGTTTACTTTTAATACTAGGATAGCAAATCAAAAATTTGTCTTACCAAACACTGGAATTGATACTGATCTTATAAATGTAGTCGTAAGAGGCAACTCTTCTGCAACAACTGGTGTAAAATACAGTGTTCAGGATAGTCTTTTTGATATTACAGGTAATTCTAACGTATATTTTCTTCAAGAAATAGCAGATGAGAGATATGAGGTCTTTTTTGGTGATGGAATCTTTGGAAAAGCACTCGAAGAGGGTAATTTTATAACTGTTGACTATGTTGTTTCTGATGGAGACTCTGCAAATGGAGTTTCTTCCTTCGTATTTTCA